GTCAACTACCCAAAGACCGAAAAAGGCGCACCGTCGTTCACGAAGCTGTTCTTGCAGGAGCATAAGCATCCACTCGCCCAACTCATCCTCGAGGCGCGGAACCTGAATAATACTTCGGGCACTTTCATCAATACCATCATGAAGCACTGTCGTAAGGATGGCCGCATTCATAGCCACATAAACCAAATCCGATCAGACGATGGGGGTACCGTGTCCGGCCGCATATCTATGTCCAACCCAAATTTGCAACAAATCCCGGCCCGCGACCCAGTGATCGGTCCGATGATCCGTTCGTTGTTTCTACCAGAAGAAGGTGAACAGTGGGCGGCCATTGACTTCTCGCAACAAGAGCCGCGCATCTTGGTTCATTATGCGCATGTTTATGGGAAGATGAGAGGCGTTGAATTGGATGCATGCCGTGAGTTTGTGGACGGCTACAATAATAACCCAGACATGGACTTCCACACAATGGTGGCAGAGATGGCTAACATCTCACGCAAGCAAGCCAAGACGATTAACTTGGGCATGATGTATGGCATGGGGGTGAACAAACTATCTGAGCAAATGGATATCGAGGTGAGTGAGGCTAAAGAACTGGTCAAGCAATATCACTCCCGGGTACCTTTTGTTAAAGGATTGATGCAAGGTGTTACCAATCGACTCAATGATAAAGCCAGTGCGGGCTCGATCAGGTCACTTTTGGGCAGGAAGTGCCGGTTTGACCTATGGGAACCTGATACTTTTGCCATGAACAAGGCGTTACCGTACCGTGATGCGATTAAAGAGTACGGCGAGACCACCCGGTTGAAGCGAGCGTACACGTACAAAGCCCTGAACCGTCTGATCCAAGCGTCAGCGGCGGACATGACTAAGAAAGCAATGGTCGATATCTACAAATCCGGTCGATTGCCCATGCTTCAGGTACATGATGAGCTCGCAATGTCGGTAAAAGATCGAGCAGAAGCCGAGGAAGTGTCCAAAATAATGGTGAATGCTGTGCCATTAGAAGTACCTAGCCAGTGTGATATTGAGATCGGCCCGTCATGGGGTGAGGCTAAGTAGTCAAACGAACAAACTTGGTCTATACTAAATAAAACTCCTCCCCTTAGTTTTACCCCGCTCCGGCGGGGTTTTTTAGTTGCGTTATTATATATAATCTTATATAGTCTCAGACATACGCAACTGGGAATTAAAAAATGGATACAAACAAGTGGAAAAGTGTGCTCGTGCCTAAAGAAGTGTACGAAGAAATTAAATCTCGTGCCAAAACAGAAGGCCGCACTATCAGTGGGCAACTCCGGGTAATGTTTAGTTTTTATAAAGACGCCGAAGACTTAAAAAATAAAAAAACCGGATAGCTCCTGTACATATCCCATACTATCCCGTATAGTTTATCTCGTGCTCCGTAGGCACTTAGTGGTAAGGAAAGGCCCTCGCAATTAGACTATTTGCGGGGGTTTTTTTTGCTTGCTAACTCCCATATTATCGTATACAGTTTGAGCTCAATTTTACTTTTACGGAGTAGCACCATGCAAGAGAAACAATTTGTTGACGGCCTGATGATCAAAAAACCTAACCCCAACGCCCCGGAGTGGATCAAATGTAATGGTTCCATTAAACGCGAAGATTTGATACGTTGGTTGGGCGAACAATCTGGAGATTGGATCAATATTCAAATCTGTGAAGGAAAGTCCGGCAAGTGGTACGCCGAGGTAGACAACTGGAAGCCCGAAAGCCAAGGGGGACAGTGATGTTAGATAGTAAATTGGCTCAAATGAATGAGCCCGGGATGAGTTGGCCTAAAGCCGTTGAAGTTATGGAAAAGCTAATAGCGGAACACAACAGCGTTATTGAACACTTTCCGCACCCAGAAGTTGATAAAGTAAATGAAGCGTGGGCCCGGATACAACGAGGATAGCTATGGACATTAATTCAAAAGAATGGGACAGTTTGCTACAAGACTTACATCAGTCTCTACCGCCAAACATGGACGACGCTTTACTGGTCGACCTCATTCACTTCATTTTCGTGCAATACGACATAGATTGGGCCCGCACTCTGCGGCTCACGCACATCGTCAACGATTTACACGCCGCGCATACAGGAGAAAAAGTTCTTAACAACAAAAAACTACACTAAAAGAGGGTTTACTATGATAGTTGAGATAATCATAAGTATTTTATTTTTAGGATTTTTTGGTTTATTACTAAACGGAGCATATTTAATAGTTTGTGACAAGCAACATGCTTGGGACAATAAACAAAACAAGTCGCCCCCTCCCGGGGGTTGACAAACTCCCATACTCCACCCTATACTCCAATTTCATTAACTTACGGAGTAATACAATGATACTTAAAATTAACCAATGGGAAGTGTTACACGCTATAGAGCGTTACCTCAAAGACCAGTACGGCGTGGACTATGATATAACCGAGGGCCTTGAGGACAACCCGGTGATTGAATATCAAGAAACCGTTCGAGCGTTTAAGAAACACAAAAACGGCAGGGTAGTTAAAGACCCAACACACGGGTTTCCCATTATAGATCATTCCAAAACAACGTATGAGAACCGTTCATGCACTTGGCAGGAAACGGATTCTATTACCTTTTACTTAGCTCCGAGTACCGTATGAAAAAAGCACACTTACACCTCATCAAATGGGGTTTAGCTAAAGGCTATACCATATCCGTCTGGATCGAAGGCGAACACGAGTATAGCGGCACCGGTTATAAAGCCGCCAAAGACGCTAGTGAAGCCGGAGATATCGGGAATATTGACTTTCTTGATACCGATACCTACAAACGCATAGCTTCGTTTGACTACGTTCACGAGTTTGTACAAAATCCCGATGAAATCATATATGATTACGGCATCAACAAAATTAGCGAAGCTTGGGCCGCAGACTACGACCAACACTGTGAGGAATCAAAACCATGAACCGTATGCCCTGTAGTATCTCAGACGACCCGTATAACGATTACAGCGACTTTATAGAAAATGAAGGCGTCTACCGGACAAAACCGCAACCATCACCAGACGATGAACGCGACGCATTGCTCGATAAACAATTCGCACTCAACACCGGGCTCGGCCCACTGATCGCGAATCACGGTTCAGATTAACAATTAACCCCTTTCGAGGGGTTTTTTTATGTCTAAACGTTACGTAGTTACGCCGTTACGTATATAGAGTCAAAATTAGAAAAAATAAAAAAAGGTAAAATATAGGCGTAACCGGTGTAACCGGCGTAACTTGGAGGCAGATGTCAGCAAACAATAGGGCTGTAGAGGTAACACAAAAGGTTACACGTCGATAAACTAAAATGTAACTGTAAACAGGAAATTGCGTTAAGCCCTCTCAAAATAAAAAAGAAATAAAAAAGAATAATACTTCGGTATATACATAAGATGGTTTTTAGGTAAACTATCGCGTATTAACTGGAGTATTTTATGGCGAAGAAACCCCTACCAAAGTCTGCACCTGTAGTTGAAAAGAAAACAGCCGGCCGGCCCAAAGTAAATAAACAATCTGTATTGACTCGTAAACAAGAACTGTTCGTTAAAGAACTGGTAAGCAAAGACGGACAGATCACATTAAGAGAAGCGGCTATCAATGCCGGCTATCCTGCATCGTCTGCACACACCCGGGCATACGAATTGACTAACCCACACATATCTCCCCATGTCGTCAACGCTATTAAAAGCTATCGTAACGAGCTCGATGAGAAGTTTGGCGTCACCTTTCAAAGACACCTCCGAGATTTGCAAGGCATCCGAGATTTAGCTATTCAAAACGGTGCGTACTCTGCCGCAGTGCAAGCCGAATACCGTCGAGGTCAAGCGCACGGCGACATCTATGTTAGCAAGTCCGAGATTAGACACGGGAGCATAGACAGTATGAGTAAAGAGGAGGTTGAGAAAGCACTGCTTGAGCTAAAGAATCAGTATGCCCCGGTTACTATCGACATCACCCCCGAGGAAATAGACAATGCCGACAACCGCGACAAAGCGAGAAGCCGCATTTTATCTACAAATGAAGACAGCGGCGAAGACCTCGAAATTAAGAAAGCTAGTCTTCACTAGAATAGAGTCAACCGCAGTGCCCGGAGTGCCGGACCTTTTAATATGCGACGAACGCGGTTTGTTCCATATGGTCGAGTTAAAATTTATTACGGGCAATGCTGTTAATCTTCGACCGCACCAAGTGAGTTGGCTAACCAAACACGGACGTAGCAGTAGTTGGATATTTATTAAAAAACAAAAGAACAATCTGGAAAAGTCTGAACTTCATATATATCGAGCAGATCAAGCCATCGACGTTAAATTGGACGGGATTAAAACCGAACCTGTTATGGTCCAGACGCAACCTTTTAACTGGACGGACGTGTTTAGCTTGATTAGTCCGATGTAATCGCATACTATCGTATATCACAAACTTACGGAGATATGAAAATGTGGAAATGGATCAAGAGTTTCTTTTATAGCCCTTATGTACCGCCTGAACCTGTTGCCTTTAAGCCGAAGCCGCCGCCGACACCGAAGCCCAAGCCCAAGCCGAAGCCGAAGCCCAAGGTTGTTATTAAATCAACCGCCAAAGCTAAAACTAAGGCTAAAGCTAAACCCAAGCCCAAGCCCAAGTTAAAGGTGGTTAAATAATGTTTTTGATTGGATGGTTAATAGAATTAGTTTATGGAAAGGAAGCTGTTGAAGAGTTTGAAAAGAAAAAAAAACGGCCGCGAGTAAAACCAAAGCGCAACCGTAAAAGGTAAATGATTAGCCCGTTTATTTGACGGGCTTTTTATTATCAGGTAGTATGCGATAAATCCCATAACCCACGGAGTATGTAAAATGTCGAAAATATCAGAATTACAACATCGTTTAGTTAACGATATTCAAGTTTCTATCTTAAAAGCTAAGGCGGCCGATGATTTGGTTACTAGCCAACACCGTGAACAACTCGACGCCATTGCACAACAATTAATCGATTTACGGCGTATTTTTGAAGAGCCACCGGGAAGTGATTACCACGAATAGCCCGTTTATTTGACGGCCTTTTTATTGTCAGGTAGTATGCGATAAATCTTATATAACTACGGAGTGAATTGAGATGGATTATTTAGCAGAACGTGAGCAGTTAAAGGTATTGATAGATAGTTTAGCGGTAGATAGAAAATTAGCCGTGTATCAATGGTCGCGGGATTGCGACCAATGCGAGGGCGATAGAATGGACCTTATCCCGGCCACTATAGTTGCCTATGAATCT